GCGTTCATGCTGCCGCCCTCGATGAAGAACCACCGATTGCGATACTTCCAAACGGCAACGAGGTTCTTGCCGTGCTCGACCGTCGAGCCGACCGGACCGCTGATCTGATTGGCGCTGAATGTCGTCCACGCCGCGCCGTTGTATTGCAGCGGAAAGTCGCCAGCGTCATTGACGGCAATGAGATAATCGCCGCCCTGGTTGGCGAGCTGCGAGGCAGAATAATTACCGGATCCTTGACTATCCTTCACCAATGTCGGTGCGCCGCCAAAGGTGACGTCGTAGAGCTTAGTCGCGTTGGCGGCGAACATCTTCTGCACGTTGCCGCTGAGATACTCGAAACCGGAAATGATCGGCGTCGTCTCGGGCAACACCGACCACCGCTCGCAACCGCCACGCAACTTGACGCCGCGCAACGTCGGCACCCAGTTGTCGCAAATGATGGCGGCACCCGGCTGCATGAATGTGAAATTTTCGTTCTGAATAATGCCGCGCGTCGGCGCCGCGATCGTCGTCGTCTGCAGCTGCTGCGCCATCTGCGCCGGCACTGCTTGGCGCTTGAAGGCCTGGACAATACTCATGACGATGGCACCGGGAAGGGATAGGCGGTGCTGGCGACAACGCTGGCAGAGATCGGCTCGCGGCCGACCATGATCGGCGAGGGGCTGTCATTGCCCATAGCCAGCAGCATGGCGTCGCCATAGGTGCCGAGATCCTCGGAATAGGGCGAGCCTTTCTGCGCCTTCCACTGCCAGGTCATGCCCAGTTTGAGCAGCCGATCGCCCAACAGGAAGCTGTCGTTATCGGTTAGAAAAATTTCGCTAAGGCCGCCGCTTGCTAAAGCGATAGGGTTCTTGCTGAGATAGGCAAACGTCGCCGTAACGCCGACCGGCATCGGCGGGTGGATGTGTATCTGGCCGCCGTAAATAATCCACTCGCCACGGCTGTCGTAATAGCCGCGCGCGCGGCGCTGCATCCACTCATCCAGATCGGGAAAGAAGCGCATCGGCGACATTGGCGTGTTTGATCGCCAGACGTTCGCCGTAAGCAACATGCGCTTGAAGTTGGCCGGCAGGTTGAATGCCGTCGTACCGGGATTGGTCAGCGTTGCATCACCTGGCAGTGTTACGCTTTGTTTGAGCTGCTGCCACTCACGTGTGTCGTAAGCGATGCGCTGTGCAATCTCGTTGGCGAGCGCCAGCATCTCCGCCATGGTGCGATTGCCGGCGATGCTCGCAAAGACGGATGTCGGGATGGCCGCCCCGACAACCGTGCAAACATCCCTGACAACCGTCAGTAACGACATTCGTCATGCGACTTTCTGCTGGGCCTCTGTTGCCATTCGCACTAGCGTCTTGCGGTTCAGCGAGCCATGCGGTTTGTGACCAGTGTTGGTCGTAACGAAATCACGCAACTGGTCGAGGGTCATGCCGGCAAACTGATTATCACCATCGACTTTTTCACCGGCGTTGCGGTCCTGATGCCGCTTGAGATCTTCTTCGATGATGGCGTTGCGCGCTTTGAGCGCCTCCAGCTCTGCTGCCATGGCCAGGTTTGGCGCGTTGCTCTTACTCTCGGCGATATACTCTTGCGCTTTGTTTTTCAGATCTCGTCCGCCGTGTCCGAGATTTTTGAGCTCTTGGCCGTCAACATGTGCCAGCGCCTCCAGAGTGTAGATGTTGAGGGCGCGTAACTCGGCCCGACGAGCCTCTGTAAGAAAGGGCACATGCGCCAGCGGCGTCCCCGATTTGGTCTGCGCTGTCTGCGCCTTGAACTGTTGATACTGCCGGCGAAACCGCTCGGCATACGTCACTGCCGTCTGCTCGCCCGTCTCAAAGTTTTCTGACCAGTGCGAGAACGCGGTCGCTGGAAACACCGACATATTGCGTGAGCCAGGAAAGCGGATCTCGACAACCTCGATATCCTCGTAGATCGGTCGGCCCTCCTTCAGGGAGGCGGCCTCGTTCTTTTTGGCAAAGTTCTTAAACAGAGCAACGACGGCGGCATCAGGATCTCTTGCGGGCATTCTGCATTCTCCCTTGTGAAGAGGTCGCCGCCGGCTGAGGGCAAGGGACACCCTTGAAGACGACGACCTCCGTTTACCCAGCCTTACGCGGCCGGATTACTGTCATAGAGCCGCCAGTTAAACATCGGATTGACCTGGGTGAGTTCACCCATCCAGCCGATGAACTGCGCGATCGCGTCCTTGTCGATCGGCATCTGACCGTCGCCATCGAACAAGTTGTCGAAGTTTCGGTTCGGGTGATACCGCATGCGGAAACTGTCGGTATTCAACCCGAATGTGGTGTTGGCCGGCATGTTGGAGCCGATGCCGCCGTCGAGCACGATCTCGGCGCGTTTACCGCCACCGATGTATTCGATCGCACTGAAACCAAGCTGGCCCAGGCTGGTCGAATTGGTCTGCCGCTGGATGGCAACAGTCGCCGCATCGTAAGCCGCATAATGCTCGGGCGACATCACCAGCAGGTCGGCGTAATCCTTGCCGCGTGACTGTTTGGTCATGACGTAGTTGAGCATTGGGCGGATGGTCGTCGCACTGACCTGTGTTGAGCCGGCCAAGAACGAGTTGGCGTCGTAAGTTTTGGTCTGCCAAATGACGGCGGTGGCGCGATCGATGCCGCCATAGACACCGCTGTTGGTGACGATCGGCACGGCGGTGGCGAGGCCAGTGATCTGCTTGCCGCCGTTGGCGGTGCCGTCACTGTAAATTGCCGCGTCCATTGTATCCTCGAGGGCGCGTTCGGCAGCCGCGATGTAGCTGTCGTAAACGTCCATGAGCTGGGCGCTGCCTTCGTTGTTCAAGATCTCCTGCATCGACAGGATGACCGGAACGACAACCATTTTGGGATCGAAGTAGGCATCGTTGAACAGATCGAGTGCCGGATTAAGCAACTGATCGTAACCACTGTACCACTGCGCGACCTGCTTGGAGATCTGCAGCGTCTGGCGAATGCGCGGGCCACTGTAAGTGTGCCAGAGGCCCTTGCGCTTCATCACCGCAAGCATTGCGTTGTTATTGGAGACGAGATCTTCGTAGCCGCTCGAGCGGTCCTCGAGCGCCATGCTGAGTATCTGTTGATACGCAGCATTCGTGTTGATGTTTGGCATTACGCCACCTCAGATTAGACGCCGCCGTTCACGCGCGTGATTGCGCGTTGAATAGCTTCGCGTCGGCCAACTTGCTTGTCGCCCTTGCGCTTGACCGGCGGGCCGTCTGAGGGACCGCTATCGGGAGCGCCATGGATCGACTTGTCGGATCGGGTCTGAGCCGGCGTGTTGCGGGTCTGAGCCGCGTGTGTTTTCGGGGGTCTTAGCCGGTATGCACGTTGGTAGGCCTCTTCCAGGCTGAAACCAAATTGCAATTCCTGCTCGATTAAATCCCCTAATTCATCAAACCCTGGATGGCTGTCGGCAAAGACGTCGACCTGCGACCGGGTTTGATTGAACCTGAGGCCATTATGCAGCTGATCGATCGTAGACTTCAAGCCCGCCACTTCCTGGTGAAGGGCGCCGATCTGGTGCTGGGCTGCCTGCTGCGAGTTCTGCTGCTGCGTTAGCTTATGCTGCTCGGGACTTTGATTGAGGATGTGGTAGGCGACATCGCGTAACGAGATCTTCTGGCCGTTCTGGGTGCGCAGGTTCAGGTTGTTGACGATGACGTCGAGGCCACCGACCAGGTCGGTGCGCAACTTCTGCTCCATCGAAACGTAGTTGGTCAGCGCCTTGTCGAGCGTTGTCCCGTGTTGCGTCGCCATCTCGTGAAAGTGGCGTATGCTGTTCATGGTATCGTGATCGCCGCGGAGCGTTTTGTATGCGCCGTCAAACTCTTTGGCCATGCGGTAGACTTCACCGCGGACGCTTTCGGGCGCGGCTGACCACTCTGCTTTGCCGGCCTCGTTCCAACGCCCTGGCGGCTCTCTATAGGGCGCAGTCTCAGGAAGAGGCGCGACGGGTTTTTTCGCAATCTGCTGCGGCTGCGTACCAGCAGGATCCGCTTGCGTTGCAGCGTCTGCAGCAGGCGCTTTTGCAAAACGCCCGCCCTCCCGATGCCGCTCTTGCGGCGGCTTACGCAAATCTAGCGGAGCCTCGGGGGGTTTCGCCTCCGTCTTCGCCGCTTTGCGCGGGGCTAGGGTTTTCTCCTTTTCTGGGGTATTTGCCCGCTCAAACGCTTTGCGAATACTTTCACGGCGGGTTTCAGGCCTGCCATGGCCTCGATCCAGACCATCAACCGGCTTTTCTGGAGCCTGATCACCCACCGGCTGCGGGGCGTTCACCGGGTTCTGATTGATTGGAGCTTCGTTGGTGGGAGCTGGAGCGGATGGCGCAGAGGGTGGCGCCGCCGGCGCAATGTTCGTGTCTGACATATTCGGAACCCCGAATTGATCTAGGTCAAATGCCTAGATCGGTGACCAGCCCTATATTTATCCAGTGCAGTCTTCAGCGACTGACGGCGCTTTTCTTTCTCTTCCCGGCTGTCAGTCGCTCTTTTCTTCGGCTTGAACTTTTCGGTGCCAACCTCGATGAGGCCATGCGCCCGACCAACAGCGCGAAAGGCTGCCTTGCTCGTATAAAAGCGGCCGTCGACCTGTTCTGTTGGATCCATGATGTCGCTGATGACGTAAGGCCGCGGCAGAGCACTGCGCGCCGGTGAAAAGGTTTCACGTGAAACCTTCCAACGACCGGGCTCGACCTCAACCAGCTTCGACATCCATCACCCCGCGACGACTAGCGCGCGCGTATCCGCCGCTTCTTGGCCTTGGCCTTCTTTTTGATCTTGCCGTTGGCCTTGCTGGCCTTGGCCATTTTCGCCTTGGCCTTGCTCGCCTTCTTAGCCTTTTTCTTGGCCTTTTTCTTCTTCTTGCGTTTTGGCGGGATCACCTCGGACCCTGGCGGCTCGTTGATACTCGGAATATTCGTCTCAGCCAGCACCGCCGGCGGAGTTGCCGGCACGTTTTCTGGATCTCCACGCATATCAATCTCCCTTGGGTTAAGTTTCCTACCACCTGCCAGGTATTGCATACATTTTGCGACCAAACTCCAGCGCACCTGGATCTCCAAAGTCTGGCAGATGGAAGTCGTTGTCTCTGTAGAACGTGTCGTACCCGGTAAACCTAAGCGCAATGCGCTCGGCAGGCATCTTGTAATTACCGCGGCGCAAGACTGCCGCCGTACCTGTGAATACAAACTGGCCGGTGCCAACCGGCAGGTTTCGGATCCTGATGAGCCCAGTGTCGCTGCCGCTGAAGACAAACGACACCGGCGTGGCGAGCAGGACGGCGTTGGTGTGGTAGGCGAGGCCGGCGCCGTAACCGGTGAGCGTGAAAGCGCCAGTGTCAGCAGCCAGGGTTAACTTCCTGACCTGGATCAGGTTTGCGGTCTTGCCGCTGAGGACAAATGCGCCGGTCGTAACCGGCATGACGCGGTAGCGGCCAAGTTTTGTAACGGTGCCAGCGAGATTGAACGCCGCCGTTGTCGCAGTAATCCGGCGCGCCGCGCGCAAGCCTGTCGGCCAGGCCGACACAAAGAACGGCTGCGTCGTTGCAGACAGCGTGTAGTGGTTGACCAGCGAGCCGTAGACGAGATTGACGGTCTTGCCGCTGAAAACGAACGAGCCTGTCGCGGCTCCAATGCCTTTCTTGTAGATCAGACCTGTGCTGGTGCCGGTAAGCGTGAAGGCGCCGGTTGCCGCCGCTAGGATGTAAGCGCGCCTGTAAACAAGGTTGGCGGCAGTACCGGCGAGCGAAAACGCACCGGTCGCCACCGACATGCCGTGCTTGAAAAGAAAACCGGCACTGACGCCAGTGAGCGTGACCGCGCCTGTCGCTGCCGTCAGCGTGTATGTCGCGCCGGCCGGCGCTGGTGTCGCTGTCGCGCTGACCTGAGTACCGTAGACCGTGAACTCGAGGGTGTTGGTTTCGTGAACCAGCACACCGCCGATCGGCGTGGCGAGAACATACTGACGGCTGACCACAGCCGGCGGCTTTGGCGTGTAAGTTAGGGTGGTGGCAACGCCAGTAAGCGTGAATGCCGCTGGTGCCGCCGGCATGATGGTAGCCGCGCGGTGATAAACGAAATTGGC